CACGGTGTGCCACTGCTTCGAGGTGCTGTGCAACATGACCTTCTCCTGCTCTCAACGGATCTGTCGTTAGCTTAGGGGGTTCGAGCACGGGGCGGCAAGGTTGAAACGTGGCCGGTTCTTCCTCGCCGCCCCCGGACTCATCACTCCGGCGGTACGAGAAGAACGGTACCCCTGGGTCCGGGTATGGGTCAAGGGCTTTAGTTCAAGATCTTTTTGGCTGGCTCGTTCGTGGTGCTCCACACGCCTGCACCTGCGACGATGGCGCCAAGGATGGTCAGCGCCAGCTCCCAGCCAGTCACCTGACCGTCGGCCAGCGCTGTCGCAATACCTACGCCCAGGGAGGTTGCCGCCGCCACCACCGCCTTGGCGATGGTGGGTTTTTGATCAACTAAGGGGGTTGTCATGATCCTATTGTGCGCCGCCGGCCGCCTATACGAAAGAGCCCCAGGTCGTCACCTGGAGCCCTTACCTCAACGCTACTTGACTTCGAAAGGCCAGTCCGCCCGCTGACCCGCTTCGATCAACGGAATCATCCCCCAGCTCACGTCTGTCATGCCGCCCAGCTGGTGCCGGGTCGAGGTCGTGTCCAGCATGGCCGCCGCGTAGCCGCCGACGTTGAAGCTGTATATCGGCACCGAGTTCGGTACCTGGCTGCCAACGTCACCCTGCCAGTCGCCACGGCTTGGGCCAAACGTCTGCTCGTCAGTCTCGATGATGACCCGATCATGGTTGTTGAAGGTAGCCTTCAGGACCGCTGCGGTTTGGGTGCCGCCGCCGCGGATCTTCCGGCCAAACTCTTCGATCGAGCGCAGAACACTGCTGCCCTTTTGGAACTTGTGCTCCCAGGCAGTGTTGTCGTAGCCGTACAGGTCAACGTTCTCACCCTTGGCCGCCAAGGCGACACCGAATAGCGCGCCACCCGCCACCGCTTGAACCTTCGACTTTGCCGACATCGGCCGACCGATCATTGATCCAGACGTGTCAACCAGGACCAAGGTCCGGCCCGGCAGCGATGGAATGTTCGCCGTGGAGTACTGCAGCGCCGTCTCCAGCGGTGCAGCCCACTGCGAACCCTGCGCGAACATGTATGCGGTCAGGAACCGGAACGGCAGCTGACGCGAGTTCAGTACCGCCGTCTGCTCTTCCAGGCGCTCAATAACCAGCTTCGTCGCAGCCCACGAAATCCCGGCCTCCTGGAAGTTGCGCAGGTTGCGCAGCAGGGCCATGTAGCCCATGACTGGGATCAGGCTTTCCCAGACCTGCGCCGTCATCGCGCCCCAGGACGATGCCTGCTCCCAGGTCATGCCGGCATCGCGCAGGATCTGTTCCGAGTCGTCACGGGTCAGGATCGCTCGCTTCTCCTCATCCGACAGGGCCAGCAGGGCAGCACGCTTCTGCAGCATTGGCAGTTCGTCAGGAATTGGCGTCTTTGGGTCCCGACGCACATCCAAGATGTACTTGAACAGTGCCGACTGCCACGGTGCCTTTGGCTCTGGGTGGCACAACTCAATGACATCGGCCATGTGCACGCCACGGTTGCCGCCGTCCCACTTGATGTACGCCATCTCGTTGTACTTGACGACAGCACCGTCTGCAATTCCGCGCCGGATTCCGGCAGGGATCTTGCGGCCGTATGTGGCCAGCCAGTATGCCGTGGCTTCTGTTGGCTCATCGGGCCGGGCGACCTGGAAGAAGTCGCGCAGGAGCTGGCGGGAAGGTCCAACACCGGAACCGGGCTGGTCGGCGGCGAGCATCACCTTGGCGGCTTCAACGGATCCGACAACGGCTGCGGTGCGGATGTTGGCCTTGTCGCGTAACCAGGCGATGAACGCCCGAGTCCACGCTGGGTCGTTGGCGGCAACCCTCTGGACGAGGCCGCGGAACCGGTCGTTGCGGTCACCAGCCTTCTCGTAAAAAGTGTCCTCGCCGTAGAAGTTGGAGACGGCTAAGAGGAACAGGGCTGACTTGTCGTCCCGGGTGTAGGCCGGCGCGCCTTCGAACGTCTTGGTGTCCCGGGCGACGCTACGTAATGGGGAACCTGCGTTTGGCGTAGCCGTACGGGTTCCGCGGCGGTTGACGGTGGCCATTGTCTTCTTCCCTCCAGGGGCACAAAAAACAGGGACGAACCCTCGTCTGAGAGTTCGTCCCTGGGGACGTTATGTGCCGTCAGGCGACGAGGTGACCTAAGTGTCCGGCATATGAAACCGGCTCCGCGCCATGCGGACTCTGCCACGTGTGGCAGGGAAAGGAATCGAACCTTTGAAGTAACTCAGGTCGAACAGATCTGACAGCCAAGTTAGGGTGGCACGGGCGACAAGGCGGGGCAAGGCATTTTGTCAAATTAACAGTTTGAAGTAGCCCTGTCCCTTCGGATCCGTGACCGAGGATTTTACTGTAACTCTGGATAGTCGGGTAGGGAAAGGCCCGGGAGGATCCGGTCGGGGATGGCTGGTCGGTGAGGTCGTTAGGCAACAAGAGTGGCTCAGGTGCTTTTCTTTGCATGTGAAGGAACCCGATCCAGCGGATCTAACGACGCTGTTCCCAAGCCCCATCAGTCCCGGAGGACGATGAGGAGCTATGTAATACCGGGCAACAAGGCGACCAAGGCCTCAGCCTCACTACTGGTTTCTGAGACCAGCGTGCTGCCGAACTGTTGCGAGCAGTTTTTTTCCGAAGGAACCCTGATCATCGGATCCAGTATCGAAGTTTGTGCCGCCAGGCAACAAGTCGACGTGAAGTATTTTTTCGCGCTCTATCCACCTGAGCTATACGGACCACGAGAAGTGCCCGCACCAGGACTCGAACCTGGGACCTCGTCCTCCGAAGGGAAGTAACTCCGGCATCTATCGGATCTGGCGACAACGTGTTCAGTTTTCAGGTAGTGAAGCGAGCTTCTGTGTGACTCCTGGGACCCTACCCCGGGGTCCGGGTGCCGTCAAGGACTTTTTTCTGGGGAACTGACGCGGGTGGTGGTGATTCATGCACCCCACCCCTTCGGGGCTGCCCAGCACATCTCTGGGTACCACGCCCACCACCCACGCCGCCCGTTCCCCCAGGAACGCTTGCGCCAAGGTACCCCTACCCGGGGGTAAGGTCAAGTGGAGGCGTGGTGGGGCAGGGCCGGGCTCGGAGTGGTCAGGCTAGGTCCGGTGGGGTACGGCAGGCGCGGCGCGCAACGGCTAGGTCAGGTCAGGCGTGGCAGGCCTGGTTCGGCAGGGCACGGTTTGGCACGGCGAGGCAGGCAGGGATCGGCGCGGCTAGGCGTGGTGCGGCACGGCAGGTTTGGACTGGTACGGCTAGGCCCGGTTGGGTGAGGCAGGGCAGGTCCGGCGTGGCATGGCGCGGAGGGTGAGGTCTGGTCCGCGGCTGGGTGCAGCACACTTGGGTGCTGGAAGGCCCCCGATCTTCGCTGAGATCGGGGGCCTTCGTCATGTCCAACTTGGACAACTACGGGAGAAGTGCAGCTCCGTCTGAGTCGCTGACGTTGCCGGACCAAATTTCGCCACCGGTCGCACAGCCGTTGGAGCTACCGAACTCGAAGGAACCGAAGCGGTTGTTGACGATCTGTACATTTACCGCCGTCCCATATCGACCGCAGTAAATTGTGTACGTCCCGCCAGACAGCAGATTGCTTGCGATGGTGACGTTACTGTTCTGTGGATTCGCCTGCTCATCCCACATGATGATGGCAGACGTCGATCCCGGTGTTGGCATAATGATCGTGTTGTGCTGGAAGATGATTGAACTGGCGCCCTGGTTGAACTGGGCACCGTCGGTATGAGCATCGTTTGCGGTGGTCAGGTCGTGGATCCAGCTGTCAGTGACAGTCGTCAAACCTGAAACATCAAGACCATTTTCACAGCCAGTAATTTCCACCCGCAGCAGCGACAGGCTCGATGAGCCGATGCCGGTGCCGTTGCCGCCGGCACAACTGATGTAGCTGTCGATGATCTGCAGGCCGGCGCCAAAGTTGTGCACCCGCGTGAAGCAGTCCGCGGCGGAAAACTCGACGTTTTTGAAGGTGACGTTGTTGGCGTGCACCTCGACGCAGCCCGGAATCCGGGCGTTGGAGATGATCTCCCCGGCGGTGGTGAACTGGGTCCTGTTGAGCGTTGTCAACGTTCCCACTGGCCCAGTGCTGGCCGCGTCGGGGAAGCCGCATGCGCCAGGGTTGGCTTGGCAGTTGTTGCCGGGCGTCGGCGGTGGATTTGCCGGCGTCCTGGCCGTGAGCATCGCGGAAAACGGCGACAGGTTCCCAGCAGCGTCAATGGCCCGGGTGCTGTAACTGTAGGCGGTGTCTGGCTGCAGTCCAGTGTCTAGCCAGTCTGGCGTTGTGGTGGTTCCAAGCAGCGTGGCGCCGCGGTAGAACCGGTAGCCGGTGACACCGACGTTATCGGTGGATGCGGTCCAGGTGATGAGCAGGCTGGTTGTTGATCTCGCGACCGCGGTTAGGCCAGTAGGCGTTGATGGTGGGGTGACGTCGCCGGTGGGGGTCGGGCTTGGTGTCGTCGTGGGACTTGGTGACGGACTTGGCGACGGGCTTGGTGAGGGTGATGCTGACGGACTTGGACTGGCTGATGGGGATGGCGTTACGCCGCCGCCGAACAGGGTGACGCAGTCAGTCAGCCAGTTTTTCGCCCGCTGGCTCAGGCCAACGGTTCCTTGAGCCTGTCGGTCCACGCACCACTGTCCCAGCTGGTTTGGATCCGCGGGGAGGGCGAGTTCGACGGGGACTGCGGCCAGGGTTGCTCGTCTGGTGTCAGGTGCGGCCTGGGTGGACACCAGTGCTCCAGCCACAACGGCCAGCATCACGACACCTGCGACGGTGGCGCGGACGGCCTGTGGACTTGCCTTTGCCTTTGCACGGTGCTTTGCACGTTGCGTCAAGGTCATGCCCCCCACGGTTACACGGGGATCAGGCTTTCGTCGAGTCGATGTTCGTCAACAGGTGCACATATTGACGCAACCACCTACGAAGTACCCGTTCTTCGCGCCGATCGTGGTCTCGCAGGGCCCGCAGGGCTGGGTGTGGGCGCGTGGTCGCTGCCATGGGTTCGTCGGGGTGCAGCCACAGCTGCTGCATGCGTTGCACGTGCAGGCGGGCAGTTTCGTAGCCGGCTCGGATCCGGCGGCCGACGTAGACACACCACTGTCCTGGCTGGGCCTTACACACAGGGCAGGTGAAGTCGAGTGCCGCGTCGTCGCTGGATGTTGTGGACTTCAACATGACCCAAGAGGCTAGCACCCCCACCCAGGGGCAAAGAATGCGTATTCATATCCCTTGGTACGGGTGCATTATTCGACGCGGCCGGTCCTATCCTTATTCCCATCCCTTGCCATTATGATTCTGGGCATGATAGTGGGCACCTTTGCGCTGGTGGCGCTCGCCGTAGCGCGTTTCACGCTCATGGTGACTAGCGATCGAATCATGCTGTCTTTCCGCCGCTGGGTTGTCAACAGATTCGGCGACGAGTCTTTGTGGGCCTACCTCGTGCACTGCAATCGATGCGTGTCAATCTGGATTGCGCTGCCTGCTGCCGCGTTCTGGGGAACCTTGGCGCTGCCGTTGCACTCCTGGTGGCTGATCCTGCCAGCATGGCCGGCGCTGTCCTACGTCACTGTTCTGCTCTCTCGCCTGGAGGAGAAAGACTAAGTGGCATTCCTGAGCCGAAAGAACAGCGACGTAGCGGTTCCGCAGCCGGAATCGCGGCGGCGTTCCCTCGTCGCTTCAGCCCTGCGATTCCGGTTCGACGACAGCTCCTACAACTCGTGGAGGTTCCGAGACGAAGCATGGCAGCGTGAATTATGGAGGCTCTTCCGCGTAACGCCAGAGCTTCACTTTGCTGCCAGCTGGGTGGGTCAATGCTGTTCCCGGGTTCGCATCTATGTCGCAGATGTCGACGAACTTGGCCGAGTTCAGGGTGAGACTAGGAACAAACAGATCCAGTCGCTGAGCGATTCTCTTCTCGGAGGCCCAACCGCCAAGGCCGAACACCTACGCATGATGGGCATTGACCTCAGCATTTCGGGTGAGTGTTACATCATCGGCCGTCCCGGCGAAATGGGCCCTGACAAGTGGTACATCGTTACTCCGACCGAGTTTCGTCGAGTACGGGGCAGCAACGGTGAATGGGACTGGGCCTGGGGACCTAAGGGCGCTCCACTGAAGCTCGACCTAGAGAAGAACGTCGTCACCAGGGTCTGGAATCCGGACCCTGAACGTATCTGGTGCGCCGACTCTCCAGCCAGGGCCTGTTCGCTGATTCTGCGGGAATTGGAGCAGCTCACCAAGCTCGTTGCCTCGGAGATCGACTCCCGGCTCATCGGCAATGGCCTACTGATCATCCCCAACGATCTTGACCTGCCGGCAGAAGAGGGGACCACCAACAACGCCGACTCGCTCATGATCCGCATGGCTACCGCTGGTGCCCAGGGACTCAAAGGCGAAGGATCCGCGCTTGGCGTCCTGCCGCAGATCATTGAAGCCCCCGATCCAGATAGGTTCCGACACCTAACTCTCTCGACAGAGCTATCAAAAACTGCCCATGAGTTACGGGCAGAATGCATCGAACGGCTCGGCGTTGGCATGGACATGCCGCCAGAGGTTTTGTCGGGAAGTGGCTCAGAAAATCACTGGAATGGATATCTCATTGAGGGTCAAGGTATCAAGACCCACATTGAGCCGCTTATGAATCGCATCTGTCAGGCCCTGACAGAGGCGTATCTTTATCCAGCACTTGTCTTAATGGGCAAGGATCCTAGCCGCTATACCTACGCCTTTGATACTTCTCCACTGACACTGCGTCCACAGCGGCTCCAGGACGCTTTGAACCTTTACGAAAAGGGCATCGTCAGCGCACAGGCTGTCCGTGAGGCTGGCTTCTTCCGCGAAACAGACAAGCCTGAAGTTGAAGAGACTGCGGCACGCGTAACCACCGAAGTGCTGCTGCGTGACCCGCAACTGTTCCAGAACGAATCGGTGCGCCACGCTGTCGGTATTCCCGAGTCGGTCATTCCCCAGCTATCAATGGTGGCGCCAACCGCCCAGTCCATTGGGCTCGGACCCGGCGGCGGTGGTGGCAGCGGCCCGCCGCCACCCATGCCGCCGCCCACTGGTATCCAGTCCGAGCTGCCGCCGCCGATCCCGGACACGTTGGGCAACGTCGGTGCGCCCCCGACCCAGCCAGGTGGGCCCATCGGCCGGCCGCCAGACAACAGCCCACCACCCACGGGTCTCACAGCTTCGGCGATGACCACCCAGCAGATGGGCGTTGTCGTCCTCGCCGAAGCCACCGTCCGCCGCGCCTTGGAGCTGGCCGGCAAGCAGCTGCTCGACAAGAACAACCGCAACCGCTGGCCCGACGTCCCAGCTCACGAGCTGCACACTCGCATCACCGTTGAAGACACAGCTCGGGCCAATCGGCTACTGCTGCGCGCGTGGAGCCAGCTGGCTGGGCTTGTTGCCGTCGTTGACGAACGGTTCGATGTGGAGCCGTTGGAGCGGAGCCTGCACAAGTACTGCGCCAATCTGCTGGTGCGTGGCGTTGCGCATCAGCCGCCGATGCTGTTGACGGCCCTCATCAACGATGGGGTGATCCGTGGGAGCTAGTCGCGAGGCAGAGGATGGAGTGTTCCGGGCGGCCAAGGATGGGCTGGTCCGGTGGCTTGGCCGTGCCCGCGAAGTGGTGATGGCGCCATGGCGACAGTACCGGGCAGCGCCGAATCCGACGGCGATTGCTTCAACGGTGCCGTTGTGGCGCCAGCAGGTGGATCGGATTCTACCGGCATTGACTCCGGCACAGCGCGAAGGGTGGGCCGCGGCGCACCTGGTTGGCGAGTTTGACCCAAACGATCCGTTCATTCAGGCAAACATTGCCCTTACTTACAATCTTCTTGTTCGTATTCCGGATGAGGTGCACGCGATGGTCGTGGCCGCCATCCTCCAGGGAAGCCAGAAGGCGGAGTCAACGGAGCAAATCGCCAGGCGGGTCGACGACATCCTCACATTCACTGGTTCCGAGAACTGGGAGAATCGAGCGAGGGTGATTGCCCAGACCGAAGGCAATAGGCACTACAACTCTAGTCAGCTTGCCCATGGACTCTTGCGTGAGCAGGCAGGAGAATCTTCGCTAGTGAAGCAGTGGGACACGATGATGGACAACAAGGAACGGCCTGCGCACCATGAAGCCAACGACCAGATTAGACCGCTGAAGCAGCCCTTTCTGGTTGGCGGCGAGGATCTGCTGTTCCCGTCAGATCCCTCGGGCCGTCCATCGAATGTCATAAATTGTAGGTGCGGCATCAAGATCTTAAAGGAAGGCGCCTAATGGGAATCAAGTTCCGGGGCTTATTGGCCCCAACGGAGGTCCCAACCGGCGACGGTCGGATGTTCGCGGCCGGGAAGTTGACCAGCCGCCCGATGCCGTTACCACTCATGGTCCGTTTTGGTTCCGGCGGCCATGACGGAGCCACCGTTGTCGGCAAGATCAACCGCATCTACGACGGTCCTGGCGGCTACTGGGGTGAAGGCGAGTTCCTCAACCCAGCCATGGTCCCCGAGGTCCCGAAGGCCATCTACATGCTCAACGAGAAGGTCATGGGCCCGTCAGTTGACTTAGACCGGGACTTCACTGTCAAGGCGGTGAAGCATCCGACTCGACCCGACAAAAAGGCCGGCCTGTTCGAGGAGTACAACGTCATCGGCGCCACCCTCGTCCCCATGCCCGCCTTCCACCAGGTGCACATGTCCGTCGACAGCGAAGAAGACAAGGCCCTCGTCGCCTCCGTCATGCCAGACCTAGACATGAGCGACTGGCACCCATTCGCCGTCAACGGCGACAGCTGGAAGTCCTGGCCGCTGGCCCCGCGCGACTACAAGTTTGACGCCGACGATGCAGTGAAGCGCATCGCGTACTGGGCCGGCATCGGCTCCAAGGAACCCAGCCTGGACCGGTACGCGTCGGCATTCCTGTGGCGCAACGGCAACCAGGTTGGCGACAGCCTCGCACAGGACTCGTTCCGGCTGCCGCTGGCGGATGTGATCAACGGCGAGCTTCACCTTATCTATCACGCGGCGTACGCCGCGGCGGCGCTGCTTTCTGGCGCCCACGGCGGCCTGCCGAACATCCCAGAAGAAGACAAGCAGGCCATGGTTCCGGTCTTGAATGAAGTCTATGCAGCCTGCGCTGAGGCCTTCAACGACCCGAACCTGACGTCGCCGTTCAACAAGGGTTCGGATCTGCAGTACTCCACCGAGACTCAGGACGACGAGGACTGCGGCTGCGATGACCTTCAGTCACACGTGGAGCCGCTCAAAACTTATAACGCCGATAATGGCATGCTCACTATCGTCAACTCCGACGGCGCAACGACAGTAGTTCCGGTTGCGAATTTCACCATCACCTTTGCGCCAATTCCGCCAGACGTGGTGAAAAGCATCGACGAAGAGGACGAGCCGTACAACGGCTCTGGTTGTCACTTCGACGAGAGCGGCAAGTGTGCCGTGTGCAAATACTAAGGAGAAAGATCATGGCTGACACCAAAGAGCCATACGGGGACGTCCCTTATGCCGATCCTGGGTTCCGTGAAGGAACCAAGAGGTACCCCATCGATACCCCTGAACATGTACGTGCGGCAATTTCATACTTGTCAATGCCGAAGAACGCAAAGTTCTACACCAAGGATCAGCTCAAGAAGATGTGGGTGCGGATCAAGAAGGCAGCTGACAAGTATGGTATCGAGGTCTCGTACGACACCGGGGAAATGGGCGCTGATGCTGTTTCGATGGGAGACGACGCCGCATCGTTGCTTGCCTCGGTCGCGCCCCTGGCACCCCCGGCCGCCTGGTTCCGTGACCCGAGTCTCAAGGCGCCCACGCCGCTGACCATTGACGACGAAGGTCATGTGTTCGGCCACCTTGCTCAATGGAAGGTGTGTCACGTCGGCATCGGCAACAAGTGCGTCATGGCCCCGAAGACGCGCACCAACTACCAGTTGTTCCGCGTCGGCACGGTCCGAACCGACGATGGTAAGACAGTCCCAATCGGTAAGATCACATTAGGCACCGGCCACGCCAGCGACCGGTGGGGAATCATGCCCAGTCGCGAGCACTACGACAACACCGGCTGGGCCGCAGCTGTGGTCAATGTTGGTGAAGATCGGCATGGCATCTGGGTGAATGGTTCACTCACCACGACAATGACACCAGAACGTGTCGCTGAACTGCGCGCCGCGTCACTTTCTGGCGACTGGCGCATGGTGAACAGCAACCTGGAGCTGATTGCAGCCTTGGCCGTCAACAGCCCAGGCTTCCCGGTGTACCGGGAGCAGGGCGGCCAGGCGTTCAGCCTGATGGCGGTTGGCGTCATCGGCCAGGAGGAGGAAGACATGACCGAAGCAGAGTTCTCCGAGCAGGAGATGGAAGAGGCCACTGGCTTTGCCGCCGGTGAGGTTGAGGCAGAGGTTGTTGACGACGAGGAAGGCGACAGCGACGAGGATACCGAGCTGGCGGCTCGGGTCGAGCGCTGGAATCTGATCGAGGAAGAGCTGGAGGAGCACCAGCTGGAGCGTCGTGCCGCGCAGCTAGCCGTCATCGACGATGAGCGGATGAAGCTGGCCGAGAAGTCGCAGCGCCTTGCTGAGCCAGCTGGCGCCGTTTCACCCACCGCTGAGGATGATGCGGTGTTCATTCAGTACAACGCACGGTTCCAGGCCCTTCAGCAGCAGGAGTAAGGACGTTCCGTGGCCATTGATCTGGGCCGGTGGAAGCCGGAACTGCACCCTCGTGACGCTGAGGGTAAGTTCCGTGACAAGTGGGGGTTGTCGCCAAAGAAGATGGCGGCAGTGGACCGGGTTCTCGCCGGGTTCAATAACACCCCCACTCTTCGCAGCAATGAGCATGCTGCCAGCTACCTGCGTCAGCAGGCACCGGCGAGATCGGAGCGCCAAAAAGCTGTTCTGAAGAAGTTCCTGACCCGTGAGGGCAACGAAGATATTCAGTCGACGCTGCGCGCTGGCGATACTGAAACGTCAGACATCAAGGAACTCCGCGGCATGATGGTGCCGCTGGAGCATGACCTGATTCTCAGTCGCGTCGTTGGCCCTGACGCTTTCGGCCTGCGTCCCGACCAGATAGACGGCGTCGAGGAGTGGAGCGGCCAGGACCTGATGGATCACGGCTTTTCGCCGATGAACATTGGGGACGCCTACCAGGTTGCTGGCCCGCACGTCGAGTTCCGGACGCTGGTGCCGAAGGGAACCCCGGCGATCATTGTTGGCGGTGACGGGAACAGCGCCGATGATGCCCGTACGGTCATTTTGCCTGACGGCATTCCACAGCAGAACATCAAGTTTCAAAAGGATGGCCGCGGCGGCTGGTACGCACCAACCGTTGTCGGCGCCGGCTCAGGTACCGGAACAGCGCCACGGGCTATAGCTGGCCGGGCGTTGCCGGCTCGGGAGAAGGCGCCGAAGATTGAGGCAACGCCGGACGAGCTGGAGCGTCGTGGCCTGCCTCCAGAACAAGCCGGAGTTCCTACTCCCCAGGAGCAGCCTGGACGGTTCGGTCCAGCTACCCCATCGCCTGGCGCCGGGCAACAAGTCCTGCCGCAAGCCCAACAGGTGCAGAGCATCCCCAACCCAGCGGCTGCGGGACCGGTGGCTCAAGGCGGGCCCCCAGGCGATGTGGTGCAGCCGGCGAAGGCCATCAAGAAGGCTGGCGGCCGGGTCCCCATCGGCGAGGGTCAGGTCGTCGGCGAAGGCACGGAGGTCACGCCGCCGGAGAAGATCACCCCCCGCAAGACCATCCAGGCCATCCCCGAGGAGCAGGCTCGGGCTGCTGACGCCCAGAAGCGGGCAGATGAGGCTTTGAAAAGAGCTGAGGCCCGGCAGGCTCGACTGGATGCCGCCGAAGAGGTTTTGCGGCAGCGAGAAGTAGCAGCCTCAGAGGAACGTACCCGTGCCGCTGAAACGCAGGCGCGAGCGTCTGAAGCTCAGGCGAAGACGATCGACCAAATGCAGGATCTTATCGGTCGACTGATGGGACAAGGTTCGGAAGGCGGCACCGTCCCGACCGGCCTGACTGAGCAGCAGAAAGATGCTGTTCTGCGACGTGCTGGCAAGGTTGGCGCCCCCGATGAACAAGCACGTCGCGAAGGCCTGGCGAAAGCGATCAGAGCCGAACGTGCTGCAGCTCCAGCTAAGAAGGGCATCAAAAAGGCGGCCAAAGCTGCCGCACCCGAGGCTGCACCTGAGGCTCCGGCCGCGGCGAAGAAGACGACCAGAGCCGGCACAAGCACCATTCGGCCCGGGGACAGCGTTACCGACGTTGATGGCAACTGGCATCAGGTCGGGCGCGTTGAGCAGGCTGGTCCCCGTGTGCTCATGTACGACGACAACGGTAGGCAGATCAACGAAGTATCAGTAGCCAAGAGAATTCCAGTCCGCAGAGCCGAAGCTGCGGCTGCACCTGCGGCTGCAAAGAAACTGCCGACAAAGGCGGCGCCGCGAGTCAACCACATCGGCAACCAGATCCGACGTGAACAGTTCAAGGACCTGCGCGGCGGGGATGTGGTGGCGCTACCGGCCCGCAACGGTCGGCCAGCCCGCGAAGCCACGGTTGACTTTGTTGACAGTGAAGGCACCATCCACTTCACCGACGACACAAAGATCACGCCGGAAGCCGGTGCGGTCAAGGTCGTTTCGCAAGGTGATTTGAAGCCGTCGCGGGCGGCGCAGGCTAAGGCGCAACGTGCCTCGGATCGTGCAGCTGCCGGGCTCGGTACCAACGAGGCCATCAAAGCCGCCCGGGAAGGGCGCATCACCCCAGAGCAAGCTGCTCGGAACCTTGACAGCAAGATCGCTGGATACCGCGAACTTCAGGTACGCCTCGGCGACCAGGCGCCACCCGAACTGGCCCAGGTCATTGACGGCCTGGAGGGTGAGGTTCGACGCCTGCGCGGCGGCGAAGCACCTACGCCTGAAGAGGCGAAGAAGGTCGCCGCTGAGGTCAAGCGTGCCGCTAAGAAAGTCGCTGTTCAGCGTGAAGAGCGTGGCCTTGAAGGACCGTTGCAGGTGGAGCGGCCGACGAAAGCTGCCAAGGCCGCAGCGAAGTCGATCAAGAAGGCTGCCCCGGCCGCTGGCCCCGAACTGGTTGATACAGACCGCCCCGACGCAGCTAACGTCAACGAGCTGCGTCAGGCCAAGACCCTGGCCGACATCAACGCTGTTGCCGCCAAGCACGGCATCCGGATCCCATCCACTGTCGGCCGACGTGAGGACCGGCGCCAGTTCCTGGAGAACGCGCTGTCCATGCGCGACGGCGAGTCAAAGGCTGACTACGACGCCAGGATCACGGAGCTGGGCAAGCCGCCAACCCGTCCTGGCCGGGGTCGGCCGCGCAAGGTTGTAGCTCCAGCGAAGGCCATTAAGAGGGCCGCGCCGGAGAAGCCCACCGTCACCCGTCGCCCAGCTGTGGCGAAGATGGATGACGCTGAGATCAAGGCCGAAGCAGCCAAGATCAAGGGCACTCCGCAGACGCCGCGGGAACGGGCGATCCAGCGTGCCGCAGACCGGGTTAAGGCGCGTGACGCTCGGGTCGCCGCCAAAGAGAAGGTGGCAGCTCGGGACAAGGCGGCTGCAGAGAAGAAGGCAACTGCAGCGCAGGCTGTTGCCGATCGGCGGGCGGCCAGGGAGCAGGCGGTTGCCAAAAAGGCGGCGGCGAAGAAGGCTGCATCTGAGGCTGCTCCAGCGAAGAAGGTCACGAAGGCCGCCGCGGCAAAGAAGGCTGCAGCTCCACGTCAAACGGCGGCGGACCGGGCTCAGGTTGCCAAGATCGGTAGTGCGTTCCACGAAGACTGGCGTAAGACACGTCGTCGGGATGATGGAACATTCGAGCCACGAATCAAGAAGACCAAGGATCGGGATTGGATCGCCACTCACGGCACCGATGACGTAGACATTGCCAACACGCCATACGACGAGCTGCCTGACGACTGGCAGAAAGAGAATCGAGATGCTGCTGAAGTAGTTCAGCGCATTCTCAAGCGGCACGGCGGCAAGGTTGACCTCAGCAACGAGAAGGTGCGACAGGAGGTTGGCGAGGAGATCCATCAGGCATGGCTGTCGCGGGAGAACAACAGCTACGCCAAGGACGGCCCTCTGGATGTTCCGTTCGCGGAGCTGCCTGCCGACGAACAGGCCAAGGACCTGGATCAGATTACCGTTGCCAAGGCAGCTCTGTCGGGACGTGCACCGACGAAGCGGGCGACAAAAGCTGGACCGGCGAAAGTTGTCAAGAAGACGGCGCCGGCAAAGGCTCCAGAGGAACGGGCAAGCCGCCGGATCCGCCCGATCGAGGAGGCCGCTCCGGCTAAGGCTGCGCCCGTGAAGAAGGTAGCCAAGGTCGCACCTGCGAAGAAGGTAGCCAAGGCTGCTCCGGTAAAGAAGGCTGCTCCCGCGAAGGCCCCAGCGAAGAAGGCAGCCGCCACAAAGGTCGCCAAGGCTGCGCCTGCGAAGAAGGTCGCCCCGGCAAAGGCTCCAGCCAAGGCCATCAAGAAGGCCGCACCAGAAAAGCCGACTGTTACCCGCCGGCCGCCGGCTGTTGCCTCCATGGCTGACGACGACGTCCTAGCCGAAGCAGCGAAGATCGAAGGCGCACCATCTACACCTCGCGAACGGGCCATTGCCCGTAAGGCCGGCACTATCAACGCCCGTCGGGAACGTGAGGCCAAGAAGGCGGCAGCGCCGGCTAAGGCAGCGCCAGCCACAAAGGTGGCCGCTAAGACTGCCGTCCCAACCGCCGTGCAGACCAAGCGCTGGGGCCAGAAGCACGGCTTCAAACTTGAGTCTGGCTACATTCACCGCGACGGCAAGCGCACCACCATGCGCAACTGGGACGACGTCACCGGGCGCTACCGCAACGACATCAACAATGGCGACGCGCCCGGCACCCACCGCAAGGCGGTAGGGGCTGAAACCCCAGGGGCTCCGCCTCCAGCAGCGAAGGCTCCCGCCAAGGCCATCAAGAAGGCTGCACCCACCGCCTTCCGGCCGATGGCTGCACCAGCTGGTCCACGCGGTGGCAAGTACGAAGACACCGGCGCTGCGGTTCCTGAGGCCAAACGTGACGGCCTGCGCGTCACACCCAGCCGCTATGGCGTCGGCTACTACATCGACGACGCTGACGGCAATCACATTGAGGTTGCCTTCAAGACTGAGGGCGGCGCCAAGCGCCGCATGGCTGATCTGAAGAACGGCGCCAACGTTCACGACTACGTTTCGCCGCCGCGTACCGAGCGCGAGAAGGCCCAGGACGCGAAGGAAGCTGCGCGACAGAATGCATTGGCGAGGGCGCTTGGCAAGCCGACGGGACCTGAGCCAGAGAAGGCTGCGCCAGCGGCAGCCAAGAAGGCAGCCGCTGAGGCTCCAGCCAAGAAGGTTGCGCCCGAGAAGCCGGTCACGGTAACTCGGCGAGCGGCAAAGAAATCGACTGCGTTCCGGGAGCCACCAGCGAAGGCGGCTGAAACGGCTGCACCGCAGGCTCCGGCGAAGAAGACCGCCGGCATGATCCGCACCTCGCGGCCAGGTGAGCAGCAAGGCGTCGTTCCTGCACTCAGAGAGGCAACGCCACAGCAGCGTAGGGCGCTGTTGGCGAAGGTTCGTCGGGCAGGTTCGGATGCAGACGCCGAAGAGGTCCTGCGCGAAGAAGTCAACGCCGACGTTATGCGCGAGATCGCCGCCGACAACGGCATTGACACTGCCCAGAAGACCATCCCGGCCATTCGTAAGGAACTGGCCCAGAAGATGCGCACGGTGCCTGAGTTCAAGGCACTGCGCCGTGGCGCCAAGCCTGAGAATGCGGAGGTTCCAAAGCCGCCACGGAAGGTGACTCCGGCGACGCCGTCAGCAGATGCTGCCATCCGCGCTGTCATGAACCGCCTGTCGCCTGAGGCTCGCCAGAGTGTCTTGGACGATATGACGCCGGAGCAGCGGAAGGCTGTTCAGGACGCAATCGGTCGCGTAGATGAGCGGCTGGCGGCCAGGAAAGCGGCCCGTGCGGCGAAAGCGGCCGTGCCCGAGGCGCCGGTCAAGGCTGCAAGAAAGGTCGC